AGTAATAAGATATAGACTCTCAAAGATCTTTGAGTTATTTAATTTGTATTGTGGTCTATCCCACCGTCTAGACGGCAAAGGGTATCCTCGTAAGGGCCGATGCCAATAGTGATGAGGGGAATTGCACCCCTCTTTAAGATCTATCTCACTCAGCCGATCACAGGTGCCACTAAGGCCACAGGTGTGGAGCTAGTTGACGCAAGATCGAGCGGGAAGTTATGTGCATTTCTTTCGTGCATGACTTCCATTCCGAGTCCTGCTCGGTTAAGGATGTCAGCCCAGGTGCTGACGACGTGTCCATTACTGGACTGGATTGATTGGTTAAAGTTAAACCCATTCAAGTTGAATGCCATAGTACTAACCCCAAGAGCAGTAAACCAGATACCCACGACAGGCCAAGCAGCGAGAAAGAAGTGCAAACTACGGCTATTATTAAAAGACGCATATTGAAAAATGAGGCGACCAAAATAACCATGTGCTGCAACAATGTTATAAGTCTCTTCTTCTTGCCCGAACTTGTAACCATAGTTCTGACTTTCAGTTTCAGTTGTTTCACGTACAAGGGAAGACGTGACCAAAGATCCATGCATAGCTGAGAACAAGCTGCCACCAAATACACCAGCAACTCCCAGCATGTGGAAGGGGTGCATGAGGATGTTGTGCTCGGCTTGGAACACCAACATATAATTAAAAGTACCGGAAATGCCAAGAGGCATAGCATCTGAAAAAGAACCTTGTCCAAAGGGATAAACAAGGAATACAGCGGATGCCGCTGCCACGGGTGCGGAGTATGCAACAAAGATCCAGGGCCTCATTCCCAGTCGGTAACTAAGTTCCCACTCGCGTCCCATGTAAGCATAGATACCGATAAGGAAGTGAAAGACGACCAATTGAAAGGGACCGCCGTTGTAAAGCCATTCATCAAGACTTGCTGCTTCCCAGATTGGGTAGAAGTGGAGTCCGATAGCATTGCTAGACGGGACAACTGCTCCTGATATAATGTTATTTCCGTACAGGAGCGATCCTGCAACTGGTTCACGAATGCCATCGATGTCTACGGGGGGTGCTGCGATAAATGCGATGATGAAGCAGGCTGTTGCTGCTAGTAATGTAGGAATCATAAGGACTCCAAACCAACCAACATAGAGTCGGTTGTTAGTACTGGTTACCCAGTCACAGAAGTTGTTCCAAGCATTTTTTTGTTGTCTTTGTAGCGAAATAGTAGCGGTCATTTAAATAATAGTACATGTTTATGAAGTGATTAGCGTTGTTTAAACGCTTCATTTAAGTAAGACCAATTTAAAGACTTGGCAGTCTAGAGCTAGGGGAGGAATTGCACCCCCCTTATTCTATTTAGCTATTAGAAGTTGTACTTAACTCCGACCTTTGTTCCGTAAGCATTTACGTCATCAAAAGTTGCAGCTAGTTCTCCGTATACAGACACACGATCTGTTGCGTTGATAGCGCCGCCAAGTTTACCCGTAAGCTTGGTCTCTTCTACACCACCATCAGGTGCAAAGATACTAGGACCAGCTTGGATATAATAGGAACCTACTTCGTTACCTGATTCATACCCCAGATGAAAATCTGTAGCATGTCCAGTAAAATCAGAACCAGAGAATCCGGAATTGTTTTCAATGTTGACATAAGGACCGGCAATTGCAGGGGTAGCAAGAAAGGCTACGGCAGGGAGGATAGCAAAAAATTTCATTGTAGTTTAGTTAAAAAAGAATAAGTATGTTTTGTACGATTACTATGAATACCCCAGCCTAACCAGTAGTATGCAGCATTCATGTAATAAGGAATAGTTTGATGATTAGTTTGGAAAGCATAAAGATCCTTTCTAAACCGCATCTCCTTTATTAGGTAATCTGTTTGACATTTAAGACCACTAGGATCTTCGTTGCGTTCGGTACAGTGGCTGCCAAGACCCTTGTACCGCTCAATAGATGTCCATTGAATCAAACCATAACCACCACGAAGGCAGCGATCGTAAGGAACGATAGCACCACCTTCGCAGATGTTAGGTTTGAAGTTAGACTCTTGCTGGATGTTACCCATAATGACTGCTAGTGCTGTACGGTCTGTCACACCAGCAGAAGTCTGTAGTTGTTCTAGAACGTACTGCTGAGGCGCAGTACATTGTGGGCATTCAATCATTTTTTCTTAGCAGTTTTAGCAGAGCGTTTAAAGTTAGCAGCAGTGGGTGCACCAGAGCTACCAGGCTTACGCATCTTTTCATTTGAACCTTGTTTAATACGCATCCGTTTAGCATGGATGTTAGCATAAAGACCTTTCTTAGTCATTAGTATTTTTTACCAGCAGGTTTTTTAGTAGTCTTTTTTTTCTTTGCACTAGAAGCAGCTTTCATACCTGCAGCGGTATAGGGATACTTCTTTCCATTAACCATTGGCATTACCATACTCCGGGGATAATTTGACCAGTTAATGCATACGCTCCAAGCGCAGCCATCACACCTAGCATAGCTAGGCGACCATTTAGTTTTTCTGCTTTGTCGTTGTGATTCACAGTGTAAGTTTCGTCAGTGTACATGGTAGGTTCTTTAGCAAAGAGATTTTGCTGTCCGCGATCGTTGGTGGTAACAGTCATTAGAATTCGATGTCAGAGTTTTGAAGTTTACGGATAACGTCATCCCGAAAAGCAGGATCATTATCATAACGTGGATCATTCATAGCTTGAACAAGTTCCTGTTGACTACGAAACTGAGCATCTTGACGTGCAGCAGAACGCTTACCAGTTAACAACTGACCATCATTACCAACAGAATCTGTGTATTGACTGTTCAATGCTTGTACAGCAAAAAAGATAGCATTCGGATCACCTTTAGCCATAACAGAATCATACATCTCTACTTGTTCTTTAGTAAAGTTTTGGCCAGCCCAATCAATCATTGCTTCATAAGTTTTTTGACCACCAACCATTTCAAATAGTTGGCTGGCTTGATCTTCAGTTAGTTGTTCACTAGCAGGATCTTCATTTTGAACCTCTTCTTCGTTAGAAGATTGTTCTTCTTGTTCCTGTTCTTCATCAACTTCAGCTTCAGTATTTGGTGCTCCAAGTTTTTTTTGTAGTTCAAGGTAAGCTTGTTCTAATGATGACTGGTCTTTAAATTTACCAGCCAGCAGCGGTTGCTCCCCACCCTCAAGAGACTCAGCAACCTGCAAGGAGTCTTGCTCATCAGCATTCATGTCTGGCTGATCAGCAGGTGTATCATTCATTGTAAGTGTTTCAGGCATATTATTGTGGTGGTGATTGTTGTTGCATAGCTGCTTGTTGTTGCATAGCTTGCATTTCTGCTTGTTGACGTTTCTGTTCAACAGCAGCTAATTGTGGTTGTTGTTGCTGTGCAGCCATCATCTGTTGTTGTTGCATTGCTTGCTGCTGTTCACCCTGTTGTTCTTCCATACTCTTCACAAGGTTAAGTACGTCGATACCAGAGGCAGCTGCCAAGCGTTTAATAACTTCATCAGTGTTAATGAACTGACCAATAGCTTCAGGTCCAATAGTTTGTGCAATAACCTGTAGAAACTGACCAAGGCTTTCACGATCTTGACCACGACCAAGGGCATTAATACCAGCAACGATTGTTGGTTTAACAATATCACCTTTAGGTAAGCGTGGGATCTCTCCAGTCTTTTGTGCAACAGAAAGTTTGCGGTTAAGATATGGTACAAGAAACTCAACAGTTAACAGGGAGAATAATCCTCCAAGTTGCTGCTCAAGTTCTAGTTGTGTCATCCTAACCTCTTCAGCTGTTGTGCGTTCAGAGTCTCTAACGTTCATGATTAGGAATGCTTCACTCAAACGTTGAGTCAAAGACCCAATCATTTGATAGGCTGTCTGAAAGTCAGCTGTCTTACCAACCTGCACTACACCAATATCATCAGGTCGCCCCTGGATAATAGCGCCATTGCCTGCCTTAGCAAGCGTGGCTGGTTTGGTAGTACTGCTTGGTGAGACAGTAAACACTACTTTAGCAGCAGCTGCACTGCCTTCAACAATGGCTTGTGACAGAGCTTCAAGTGACTTTAGATCACCAAGGAACTCTTCCACTCTACCACGTCCGTAGACTTCTCCGTCTACATGGTTAAAGCGTAGCACAAGCCAGGGGTTACTGTCAACAGGTGACTTGCCTTTGGACTTAGGTAGGATCTGATCATATACTTCTTGATGCCAAAGCCAACGATTATTATCTAGAGTTACATGTGTATAAATATCACATTCATCATTTTGTAATGATGTGCTATCAGATGTATCACTAAGTGTATTCTCTTTGTAATCAGGGTAATTTTTTTTTAATATTTTTTTCGAGATTGTTTCTTTTGTTACAATTTCTATAACATTACCGTTACCATCTCTATCTATTACATATCGGTTTAAAGGATAGAGCTTAAGTCCATCTTTACCCATAAAGATAAGAGCATTACCAGCTACTACTAAATGCTTTAGTGCTTGATGAACAACAACACGATCAGTGGAAGCTGCAATAGATTCCATGATGGTGCGTTCAACTTTAGCAAACGACAAGTCAAGTTCTGATCTAATCTCTGGCCCGAGTTCTTCTGGAAGATTTATATCATTTACTTGGAGTTTAAAAAAGCTGGTTTGTGGAGGTAGCAATGCAAGCATAAGTTTACTTGCAAGCGTCACCACACCCTTTGCTCCAGTTGATTGCCAAGGAGTAGTAAGTTTAAGAGCACCTTTACTAAAGTGCTCATCTTCACGGATAAGGTAGGGTAAGGTTAGATCTGCTGCTTGTCTAGCAGAGTTTAAAAACTGGGAACGGTCTGAAGACAATCTGTCATAACGTGTTTTAGCAGTCATTAAAGATTAATAGTAGGTTGATTTGGAGACATAAAACCAGGCATCGTAGCAAAACCAGGTTGCTCAATACCCGTAATGTATTTATTAGGGCCTTTCCTTTTAAATGGAGATTGTCTGCGTTTAAAGCTTTCTGTACCACCAGACCTAGCAGTTGGTGTACTGCTACCAAGTTGTACTGTAGGTTGCCTACTAGCTCTAGCTTGGTTTGATTGGAAAGAACGCTGACTTATTGACAATTGTTCAGCAGCAGCTTTTTGACTAGCTGCCATCTGACTCAACCTAGTGTCTTGTTGTATTTGTAAATTTTCTAAATAACTTTTTTGGGCAGCTGCTCGATCATCATCTCGTTTATCGTATTCAGCTTTTGTAGCTGCAGACTGTGTAGTATACTGTGTTTCTCTATCTGCAAATCTTTTATCAGCTGCGTTTCTTGCAGCTAAAGATTGTGCTTCATACTGAGATTGTTTAGCTGCAGATTGTGTAGTATACTGTTTCTCTCTATCTGCAAATTGTGCTTCATACTGAGATTGTTTAGCTGCAGATTGTGTAGTATACTGTTTCTCTCTATCTGCAAATTGTGTTTCATACTGAGACCTTGCATCTTTAAGGGTTTTTTCATACGAACTTTCTAATAAAGCTCTTGTATTTTTAGATTGCTCGGTATATTTATCTTGTTGAATTTGTAAATTCTTTAGATGCGAATTTTCTAGATTTGTTTTTGTAGTTTGAAGTTGTGTATTGTATCCAGCCAGTGCATCTTTAGTTTGTTGATCATACTGAGTTTGTGAATCACTCATCATTTTTTTATACTCAGCCTGTCTATTTTCAGCCTGTGTAGCATACTGAGTTTTTGTATTTTTTAAATTTTTTAAGTATGTGCTCTCCATAGAGCTTAACTTCTTTTGGTAACCAGCTTCAGTAGTTTTACGGGCTTCTGCTGCTGCCGCTTGTTTATTTGTGTAATCTTTTATTTGTAGTTCGTATTTTGCTTGTTGATCTGCAATGCTTTTAGTTAAAGCAGCGATTTGACTCTGATAATCGTTAGTAGGTGTTGATGTTACTGGAGTAGGAGCAGATACAGGTGCAGGAGCAGGGGCAGGAGCTGGAGCTGGTGCAGGAGCTGCTGACTTAAAGATTCCATAGTTAGCTCTATCACGCATGGGTTCATATGAATCCCACATGTCGTCATAGTCATTGGTATAAATAGCTAATGCACCTTGACTGTCAGCTGATTCACCATTGCCCAGGAACCTGCTTGTATAACCAGGCTTAAGGTTGTTGCCGTCAAAGTATTGAGACCTGTATTGATCTGCCCTACTGCGCCACTCACCATTGAATGAGCCACCCAACCATTCGTTAGCCATTAGTTCTCCTCCATATAGTTAATGATCCACTCAACAACACTGCGTTGACCAGACCTGTACATAATTTTTTCCATAGTATCGTCAGGGATAGGTTGTGTTGGTGGGAATGATTCTTCTAATGCAGCTACAAGACCACGGGAATTCATCCCTAAGACTTCAAGCGTATTGGGGGAGATTGACATTACTATGCTCAAAGAAGGCTGGCATTCTAGCTGATTTAGTTGCAGAAAGTTCTGGGGCTTTGCCCTCATACATTAAGCGATCACTAGAATCAAGCCAAAATTTTTTATCCAAATATTTATCGGTAGTATTAATACCTAGAGGTTGCATTACCCAATTGATGGTTGCTTTGCGGAGCTTATCAAGACTAGGGCTTACAGTAAGACCTAACTCCCGACAAACAATACTATTGGCAGCAACGTGAATTTGTTCATCTCTACTTATATCCGCACTGACTGTTCGCATTCCAGCGTCACCATTAAAGCGAAAGAATGGTAAAAGAACGAAGAAAATCGACCTTTCGGCAACCATCGCTTTGAGGATCGTGTGATCTGGATGCGAAGTCCAAGCTTCCCTGAGCCTGAAAGCTTCCGATTCAGCTTTTTCATCAACCCCGTAAGCATTGGCAATGTAACCAAGTGCCACGTCGTGATTGATCTCGTCGGTGATATTTGATTCCAATAGCTCCCGCGATAGTTTTGGTACGTCGGTATCCAATCCATCACGGATGAAATCTCCTACGGGCAATTCCATGTGTCGCAACGCAAGAGCACGTAGTATCGCCTGTTCTGCCCCTGCCTTGCATGATCCGGCAGTTGTTTGAACTGGTGTCCATTTTCTTTTTCTGTTCAGTAGTTTTTCGTAAGGGTTCATTCTTGGCAATCACATGTGAGTTCTGAATTTTCTAATAGACTTGTCAAATAGTCATCTACATCTTGATCTTCAAGTGCAGCGTATGCATTCGACTTGTCTTGAGTGTCACTCATTACTTGAAGTGAGTAATAAAGTGAAGTCTGTGGGGACCGTAGCCACTCTTCAATGAAATCATTGTCATAGGTAACCATATCACTCCAAGAGTTGAATGAGTAACCGTGAAGAAGCCCTGTGGCGTCAAGCATTGTCATAATGCCATCTGCCACTCTTTTATAATTTTTCCAACCTACTTTACTAGCAATTTCTACATCGCCATAGTTGTAAGTTTGTACTCCGAAAGTACCTGAGTCGCGATCGACTGTCTGCGAGATAGGTGGAGCGATTTCTGGTGTGCTAGTATAGCCATCCAGATCCACGCTTCGATAACTGCAACTGGCGGTTGGAGCGATAGCAAAGGCTCGAACCATATTATACTCGCGAGCGATCGTGGCTGCTTGGTTAATTCCTGAAGCAATTTGAAGGACAAGTTCATAAGCTGCCGAGCGTATAGTTTCGTTGTTGTTGTACTGTTCTAATGCACGACCAAATTGATCGTATGTTACTCCGTACCGCCGTAGGAGATTTGCGAGGCCAAGCATTCCGAGTCCCACTTGTCTATCAATTTCAGGCGGGAGGTATTCTCCAGTATCTCCGACAGCTGTCCTACTATGTAGGCTGCACAACTCGGACATACCTTCAACAAATGCTCGTGGGATGTCGTCGAACTCACAGGCTCCAAGACTGATATGCTGTAATAAACAGGTACCTCGTGATGGCAGGTATACTTCGAGACAGACGTTACCTCTGATGCGATTTCCTTCATTGTCATACTTTACTTTGTTGAGCCAGATGTCACCTGATTTGATTCCATATAGTAGTTCTTCCTTGAACGTACAATCCTGCCACCACTCTTCAGTGATGTTGATGCATCGCTTGACCCAAGGAAGTTCGGATCTATTAGCATTGATAAACTCCCTAGCATCAGGATGGGATAAGTCAAGGTGCAGAACAATCGCACCGTTTTTGTAGATCCCTCCACGCCTAAGTATTTCATTTAAAGAAGAATAAATTTTACCAAAACTTACAGGACCAGATGCAACAACACCTGACTCCCGTGTCTTTCCTTTTGGATCAAGTTTAGAGAGATGGATAGCACAACCTGCGCCATACCTGAGAGCATGTGAGGCAAACCTCCAGCTAGCCTCAATACCGTTGGCACCTTCCATTTCATTTTCAACTACAAATACTGTGCAGCTGACGGGTAGTCGATGTGAAGGATCATCGATCCATGATTGAACCCGACCTGTGCGGGAGATATAGTTAGTCATTGAGTAGATCAGTTAAATTTGGAGGTTTGTAATTTGGTCCTTTTAAGACCTTACCGTCAGGGCGGTAAATAGGTTGTCCATTCTCATCTAGTTTGGACATGTTTGATTTATGGACACGATCCATAGCTTCATCTAGATCCCAACCTTCATTAGCAGCAAACTGATAACAAACGTAGACAAGATCACAAAGCTCTTTTAATTGTTCGTGTTTATCTTTTAAATGAAAGGCTTCGTGAAACTCTGACCA